TATTGCTTTTTCTAGTTGCTTATTAAGAAATTGTATATTAACCTTGTTGGTCATATTTTGTTCTTGAGTTATCTCTAATTTTTCTGTTGCTTTGTACAATCCTTCTATCAACATAAATTGTTCCTGGTCCGTGGGCAGTTGTTCACTCTTCTTGAGTAAGTCTGCATTAAACAATTGTCTTGATGTCTCTAAACTTGTTAGTCTAGCAGTGAGCTCGAAGTATCCGTAGACACCCACAGCCACGGCTGCCATAATACTAACCATATTTTTGAGAGGCATCCCTATGGTTGTTTTATCTGATATTTTCATACTGGTGCTACAATAACTGTTAATATAACAAAAGCCATGATTAATACGCCTGTAAAATAGTAGTTCATATGAGCACACTCCATTTTAATTACTTTTTTGTATTAAAAAATTCTTAAAGTCTATTTCTAGTTGTTTTATTTTTTCTTCCATTCTATCTATTTTGTCATCAGTAACAATAGTGTTACCTTTATTTTTTTCTATATTTAATAATAGATGATTTTGATTTTCTTGTATTCTGGCTATGTAAGTTTTAAAATTAAAGAGATGGGTGTCGTTGATAATAGTAATTTCTGATTTATTTTTATTGATAGTTTCTGTTAAACTTACAATATATTTAACACCCGTAAACGTTCCAACTAATACGGAAGCTATTACAGGTATCATTACTACATTTTTCTTTAATAAATCTACTATATTCATTTAACATTCTCATTTTTTTTCCTCGATTTCATAAAAGAAATTGTCGGTGTCTTCAGTCTTCCATTGGCCCGTATCTTCTACGTTCCAATTATTGTTTTGTACTTTCCAGTCAGGAATACTATCTTTCACAGTGAAAGAAGGTAAGTCCCATATACATCTGTTGTTAGGTTGAGCCGCATAGTTGCCGTTGTCTAACGCAATTATGTGTGCGCACTTGTGTTCGTGCGGAATTTCTGAATGATCAGAATTTAGTATATTAGCATCTGGGTGTGCCCAGTCAACTGTAAATAAATATTTACCGTGATACCATTTCTTATCTTTACCAATGTATTTGCCGGATGCGGCTGTTAAAATATCCCAACTAGTAACAGCAGGGTAATAAGAAAAACTATTCCACAATTCCAGTTCATCAAGTCTTTGAATCGGAACAGACTCGGGGTCATAACCACGTTGAATAAAAGCCGATATGGGTAAACGATAAAAGATTGCACCGTTTTCCATGATGGCATGGAACAATATAGCTCGTCCGGTAAGAGACGTGACACCAAAGATGAGACACTCTTCCACTTCGCCTTTATGTTTTTTAAGATCATATAAATACTCCCTTTTTATTTGGGCGTATTGTACAGGAATATTTGCATTTAAGTAAGCCATAAATTAACCTTTTATTGCGCCCCAATTAGGACCTGATTCATAGTCTACTTTGTTTGGTACTTCCAAGTCAACAGCAGATTCCATGATATCTTTTATTTTTTGAGCATGTTCTGGGCTCTCAACTGATATATCAAGTTCATCATGTACTTGTATATGTGGTACAATACCTTCTTTATACAAATCAATCATAGCTTTCTTAGTCATGTCAGCTGCTGATCCTTGTATTAATTTGTTTAAAGCTTTGTATGTAAATGCTCGCTTAATCCCTGGTCCGTGTTCCAAGAGCGCTGCGTCATGCGGCAAGGACTTATGTATTCCAAATTGATTAGGCTCCCACAAATGGAACCTGCACAAACGACCAAGTAAAGTTCTAACTCTACCAGCACTCTGTGCTCTTTGACTTACATTATCCATAAGTTGTTTTACGAATGGAACCTTGTCATGGTATTGTCTAAACAAAGCATCCGATTTATCTTTAGATATACCAAGCTCTGCTTGTAATTTATTTTTACCCATACCATAAAACAATCCTAAGTTAATTGTTTTAGCTTGAGTTCTAGGTATGTTTGCCATTTCAGCAACGATCGTATGGAAGTCTGCATCTCCATCGCGATATGCTTCTAACACTTCTTCTACTCCATAGAGATTTTGTAAAGCTGAATAATGGACTACCAGCCTAGGCTCTTGTTGAGAATAATCAAAACAACCCCATGTATGGTCCTTCTCAGGTATAAATAGAGCCCTGATTCGTGGTCCAAGATCTTTGTTTCTAGCAGGTATTTGCTGTAAATTAGGGTTAGAATATGAGAATCTACCGGTTACAGTACCTCCGTTATCGGACCTAAGTTGATTAATATCCGCATGAATTCTACCTTTATGTGAGTGTTTTAATATGGTATCAATAAACGTAGTATGAGCCTTATTAATCTCTCTAGCTTGAGCAATCTTATTCACCAATGGGTGAGGATGATTTTGCAAAAAGTTTTTAGTAAAAGATGGTGCCTGTGATTTTTCCGTTCTATCATACTCTAAATTTAATTTATCAAAAACTTGAGCAATGGATCTTGCGGCCCATATTTGAGGTTCTATTCCTGTTTCTTTTCGTACTGCTTGGATCAGTTTACCTTCTTGTAATGCTAGGTCTTTCTTTAGGACATGAGCTGCTTCAACGTCGACGCACACACCTTTAAATTTCATATCAACTAAACAAGGAAACAATTCTGTTTCCATATCCATAATAGAATTTATATCTTGATGATCTATTTCTTTTTTAAGTTCTTTCCAAAGATCTAATGTAACCGATGCGTCTTGTTCTGCGTAGGCACCTACATAAATGGCAGGTAGTTTATACATTTCTGCCTTAGCGTCAACACCCCAATCTTTGGCAGCTGCATATAAATCACTTTCATTCTTACCTTTTCCAGTATATCTTTTAGCACAATTGTTTAAATCATAACGCATTTGATTTTCATCAACTAAAGCCGATGCAATCATTGTATCGATTATTTTACCGTTAATATTTAAACCTAGATATCTAATCCAAGCAACGTCATACATGGCGTTGTGAAAGATTTTAGCTGATGGTAAGTTTAATACTTCTTGAAACCATTTTAATACTTTTTTACGATCCATGTTGCCACCACCTTCGTGAGCAATGGGATAATATCCACGCCAACCTTCTACAGCCACTGCAATTCCTACCACATCTCCATTACCTGATACTGAACCGGAACCCATCTTCATTAAATCTGGATCTTTAGTTTCTAAGTCAATTGCAATCTCATCGTGTTTTGATAAGTCTGGAAAATTTTCTGGTGGTAGCCATTCTGTTTGTGCTGTAAATAATGGTAATTGTCTCATATTATTTTTTATCCTTTAGTTTTAATATTTCTAAATCACAGTAATGTTTAACTTTTTCTAAGTCTTGTATGCCGGCTTTATTTTTATAGCGACAAACATATTTAATTACATTGCCTTGAAAAAATGAAAGATCATTCTTTGAAATAAATTCATAAGGTTGAATTTTAAATTTCTTGTAATGAGATCCTCCAATTTGTTTACTTTGTGGAAAGGTGTCCACAAACATATCTTTGTTCGTCATAAAAACCATCCTATTGTTATTGTACATGTTATAAAAACAGCCACACTAAACTCAGCTGTCATCCTCATATTTTCGCAGTAACTACATTCACACATTATAATATATATCCTTTTTCATATTTTTTTGGTTCAACAATATGTAAGTTTTCTTTTGTTCTAGTTGCACCTACATAAAATAATCTATTCTCATCGTCTGGATTTCTTTCATAACCTTTCATAGTATTTTCAGTAAGGTCTGTTAGCAACACAACGTTTGTTGCTTCACCACCTTTAGCTGCATGTATAGTTGACAGTTCTATTCTAGGTTTTTCATTTAACTTCTCCCCATTCTTTCTCATCTTACGTAAATAGTTTACTCTAGTCTGACCTGCATTGTCAAAAGCTTCATACCAAACAGAGTTTGTTTTTAATCCAAAATCAGTTTGTAATGATTCTAAACTATGAAAAGAACCTTTGGTCATACCTAATAATTTATTTTTTTCCCAATGTTCTGGACTCATTTGTTTAGATATTTTATCTATTTGTTTGTAGTCTAACGGCACACCTTTACGTAAGTTTTCCCAATTGATCGCTGCATCTTGTATATCTTTTTCATAACTTCTTTTGTATTTATTAGAATAATACAAACCTTTTCTGTATAAAGATTCTTCAATGTCATTAAGCATGTGTCTAGTTCTGCTTAACACCAACCAATCTCCTTGTGACATGTCTATACTCTCTACTTCAAAGTGTCTTTGTAATGTTCCTTCGTTAATTTTTGGTTGCCATGTTTTATCAATTCTATTTTTAATTTTACTTATAATACCCATAGCTAAGTGGTGTACTCTAGCCGGTATTCTATAAGACTGTGTTAACGGATAATAGTCACCTTTTAAAGTTATAAAAGAATCTACGTCTGCACCAGCCCATCTAAAAATAGCTTGGTCATCATCACCCGCTATAAAAGAATCTGTTGTTTTATTCCAAATAGATCTTGTCATGTCCCATTGCATTAAAGATAAGTCTTGTGCTTCATCTATAAACACTACATCAAACTTAGGTGATAGATCAGATTTTACAAAGTCTAGTATCATGTCATTAAAATCTATTAAGTTATATTCTTTTTTGTATCTTATTAATTCATTAGCTATAATTCTTAATTGATCTCTTTCCAGGTCCTGTGTGTGTTCAGCTAAATCAAACTGCTGTTCCGGTGTTATGTTTCTAAGTTGTGCTAACTGTATGATTCTTAAGTACTCACTGTCTGAAGTAAAGATACCACCTTGGTCTTCTTGATAGTCAGCGTATGTTACCGGAAACCCTAACTTGTTTCCAAGATCTTTATAGTGTCTTGGTTGCATGACCTGATCTTTTTTCAATCCTAATTTTCTAAAAGCAAGTGAGTGTAGGGTTCTAAAGTATGGCAGAT